TTTTTGAGGTTCTCTCAAAGTCCGTCGATGGGATATCTGATATTTTTAATCATCTTAAAAAAGATAATTCCAAAACCGGGAGACAATTAGCAAGAGAGGTTATAATTGAGATTGAAAAACAAATTGCAGATAAAAGAGATATAACTGGAATTGCAAGTGGATTAACTGAGATTGATAAAATAACAGGAGGGTTTCAAAATGGGGATTTAATCATAATTGCTGCAAGGCCTGCAATGGGAAAGACTAGCTATGCTACTCAATTGGCAGTAAATGCAGTAAAAAATGGTGAAGCGGTATTTTTTTCTAGCTTAGAAATGACATCTACCAAAATAATGGCTAGGATATTAGCATCTGAATTATCGATTGATTCAAAACTATTGACAAAAGATGTAAAGAAACTTGATATACATGAATTATCAAGCAGATTAGGGGATAGTGCATCTGCTAATTCAGATGATTTTATAATTGATGACACTTCAGAAATTACAATTAATGAGCTAATAACTGTAATTAAAAAAAAGAATTTTGAAAGAGAAGCATCAGGAAATAAAAAGTTTGGCTTAATTGTGATTGATTACCTTCAATTATTATACGGCTCAAGCTCAAAGAATGGAATGAGAGAACAGGAGATAAGCGAAATAACAAGAAAGCTAAAGAACCTAGCTAAAGAATTAAAGGTCCCTGTAATCGCTTTGAGTCAACTATCAAGAAAAGTAGAAGAGAGAAAGGATAAAAGGCCGATGCTTTCAGATTTGAGAGAATCGGGATCTATTGAACAAGATGCCGATATTGTTAAATTTTTATTAAGACCTGAATACTATGGAATTCATCAAGATGAAGATGGTAATCATACATCTGGTAAGGCAATAGTAATTTTTGCAAAGAATAGGAATGGAAGTACAGGAGATGCGGTATTAAGATTTGAATCAAAATATACTAGGTTCTCAAATATTGAAAAATTATCACTTAACGAGGTACTAGGAAAAGACATAATAAACGATAATTCACCATTTTAAAATAAACAACTATGAAAAAGATACTAATAATTGATATTGAAACGACAGGCTTTTCATCTGTAAATGATTTGATTATAGAAGTTGGAGCAACAGAAATTGACTTTGAAAAAAAGGAGTTTAAAATTGTATTTGATCAAGCAATATTGCATGATTCAAAATACGATCAACAAATTAAGAGTTCATGGATTGCTGAGAACTCTAACATACTTGAGAATTACTATGAGAGAGCAAAACCAAAGAAAGAGGTATTGCATCAACTACAAGATTTATTGTATCAATATCCTGACGGAGCAACAGCCTTTAATAATCAATTTGATTTTAGATTTTTAATCACTGAGGGAATTATATTCCCTAAGAAATTAGCATGCTTAATGATATTGTCAACCAATCTTTGTAAATTTCCTCATGCAGTTGCCGGGAGAAAAGGCTATAAATGGCCAAAGGTTGAGGAAGCATTTAAACACTTATTTCCCGATAGCGATTATGTTGAGCAGCATAGAGGAGCTGATGACAGTTATCATGAGGCTAAAATTGCATTTAAGCTATACGAATTAGGAATTTTAAAAATTTAGCAATGACAGAATTTGAGAATAAACTAATAGATAAAGGATATATAAAGCACATATTAAATTGCAAAACAATGAAGTATGAGATATCACATAATCACGTAATATCAACAATGGTAAACTTAGATCATAGATATATACACAAAAGTGACAAAGTGATTTTAAAAAAAATTGCACAAGAAAAAAGCGTAATGGATGATGACTTTACTTTTAATGACAGGAAGAAAGTGATTTGCTTTGGTTTACATGAGTTTAATAAACCACCCACCTTGATGAGTCCTAGACCAAGAATTGAAATAAAAAAAATAGTAAACGGTAATGTTATTTTTGAAAATGAGAAAAGAGATGATAATATGAATATTGTTTTAAAAGAAAAATCATTTGAGGAAATTTTCAGGGCTATGTTTGATAATAGTTTGATTATAAGAATAGACCTAACAATTAAATAAGATGAAAACAGAAAAGGAATGCAAAGGATCCGGAAAGGCATTAGGTTATGGATGCTCTAAGATTATACCGGTATTATTATACGGCAAATCAAATAGAATTTATGGCTTAGGGCTCTCATGTGGCTGTTATTCTAAGTGGCTTAGGAACTCAGAAGAGGGCCAATTAAAGATTGAGAGAAGCACCATAAAGGCACGAGAGCAGGTAAAAAAAGAAGTTGATGCAAAGCATAGGAAAGCAAAAGATTCGATTAAGAATTGGAAAAAGGAGCTTCAAACTAAAGTTCAAAGCATTGCTAGGCTGATTGATTATGGTCATTTATGCATAGCGAGAGAGATTGAAGCAAAGCAGATGCATGGAGGTCATGTGTTATCTAAAGGAGGAAATACTCAATTGAGGTTTAATTTACACAATATCCACAGGCAATCTGCATATTCAAACACATATAAGAATGATGACGGACTAATGAAAGAGGGAATTGCGAGAGAATACGGAAGAGAATATTTAGATTTTGTTGAAGGGTTACGAGCTTATATGGTTCCTAACTATTCCAATGTTCAATATATGGATTTCTATCGCAAGGCAAGCAAGATAGCTAATAGCTTAACAAAGAACAAGCGCAAGAGAAATCCAGAGCAAAGAATATCAATGAGAAATAGAGTTAACGAAGAACTAGGAATCTATGAAGAGGAGCAATCAATTTTTAATAATTAACTTTACGGCTCATTGTGTTGGCTACCTAAAGCCGAAAGCTGATGACTTGACACTTTTCAGCCGAGCCCCTAATTAATTTTAGGGGCTTTTTTGTTTAAGCAAATATAATTAGTATATTTGCCTCGTCAAGTTAATTTAAAAACACACACAATGGAAATATCAGAAGATTATTTAAACAAAATTCTCAAATGTGTTGAGGAAATTGAGACTGAATTAGAATCAATGAAGCTTTTACCAAGAGAGCCTGAAGATTTTAGTTTCAATGTTAATGCATTAGGAACAGCAAGAGGTACAGTAAGTCATATAGCATATCTAATTAATACAACAATTAAACATCAAAACATTTTGAAATCATGAATGAAGTAAAAGCAGAAGAATTTGGACTAGAGAAAGTTCAATCGGATAAAATAGCAAAATCTTTAAAGCCTGTATTAGATAAAAGACAGGCAATTTTAGCAAGGTATGATGAAGTCATTAAAAAAGAAATATCTGAGGAGACAGTAAAAGAAGCCAAAGAGATTAGATTAGAATTAGTTACCAATAGAACTCAAGGGATTATGAAGTGGCATAAGGAAAACAAAGAGTTTTTTCTGAGAGGTGGTCAATTTGTTGATGCCATTAAAAGAATGGAATTAGGAACGAGTGAACAAGCTGAAAAGAATTTGCTCGATATTGAATTGCATTTTGAGAATATTGAAAAAGAAAGACTTGAGAAATTAAGCGAAAAGAGAAAAAAGGAAATTGAAAAATTTACGAACGATCTTGACGTTGTTCCTGACAATCTTGGAGAGATGGACGACGCCATTTGGATTAACTATTTAGAAGGGGCTAAATCCAATCACAAAACAAGATTAATAGAACAAGAGAAAATTGAAAAAGAAAAGGCTAAACTCGAAAAGATTTCTAATCTACACGATGAAAGGAGAGAGTATCTGATTAACAATGATTATTACAGATTCCACAACAAGGGTCTGAATCCTGTTGAAGAAAACTATTTAGGAAACATGAGCGATTCATCCTATACCGATTTGGTTAATGTATTGCACGAAGAAAAGGCTAATGAGGAGAAATTAAAAGAAGATCAAAGGATAGAGAATGAGAAGCTAAGAAAAGAAGCAGCCGAGAGAGAAGAGAAAGATAAGGCAGAACAGTTAAAGAGAGATGAAGAGAATTTGAAAAAGGAGGCTGAATTAAAGGCTGAGAGAGATGCAAAGCAAAGAGCTGAGGCAATCATTCAAGAAAAGGAAGACGAGAGAATAGCGGCCTTGAATAAAGAGAAAGAAGATCAGGAAAGGATGGATAGTTCAAGCGATATTATAAAAATGAAGTCTTTGAAAATCTTATTAACCTCGTCGATTGAAAACTTCAAATTCAAATCCAAAGCATCAAATGAGAAAATAAATCAATTAGTTAATCAAATCAACAATTTGTAAGAATGGAATTCAGCGAAGCCGTTGCAATAGCTAGAAAATGCGTAGAGCAACTCAACCCTCACTGCGAGAGAATAATAGTCGCAGGAAGTATTAGGAGAGAGAGATTGCACGTAAAAGACATTGAATTAGTTTTAATCCCAAAGCCCTATGAGGTGGGATTGTTTGAAAGCGGCTTTGCTTCCATTGTTAACAGTTGGGAGCATTGTAAAGGTCATTTGCCATGTAAGTATGCACAAAGGAAAGTTGATGGGATAAAGATTGATATTTTCATAGTCGAATACGGCAACTGGGGGAGTCAACTAGCGATAAGAACAGGAAGTGCAGAGTTTAGTCATAAAGTATTAGGCAGGGCTTGGGTTAAAAAAGGTTACAAAATGGAAGGCGGTTATTTAACCTACAATGGAAAGCCTGTAGCAACGCCTAACGAAAGAGAATTTTTTAATAGAATAGGAATTGATTACATAGAACCAACACAAAGAAAATGATATATAACGACCACTTTCAGAATTTTAAAAGGTATAACCTTCACAAAGCTCAATTAATAATTGCGGACATTCCCTATAATATAGGCATCAATGCTTATGGGTCCAATCCTGCATGGTATAATGAAGGAGATAGAAAAAATGGGGAAAGCAAACTTGCAGGAACAGAATTTTTTGATACCGATAAAGATTTTAGACCATCAGAGTTTATGCATTTCTGTTCTAAAATGTTAAAGAATGAGCCTAAAGAAAAAGGTAAAGCACCATGCATGATTATGTTTTGCTCATTTGAGCAGCAATTTAGCCTTATTGAGTTGGCAAAAAAGCATGGATTAAATAAATACATTAATCTAGTCTTTAGAAAAAACTTTTCAGCTCAAGTATTAAAAGCTAATATGCGGATAGTTGGTAATTGCGAATATGGATTACTATTCTACAGAGATAAGCTACCTAAGTTCAATAACAAGGGTAAAATGGTAATGAATTGCATTGATTGGGAACGTGACGACATAAGCAGTCCACTGATTAGAAAAATTCACCCGACACAGAAGCCAGTTAAACTTCTTGAAAAGTTAATTGAAATTTTTACGAATGAAGGTGATATAGTAATAGATCCATGTTCTGGTTCGGGTAGTACTTTAGTTGCCTGTAGTAATAAGAAAAGAAAAGGTTTTGGATTCGAGATAAAAAAAGACTTCTATAAAGAAGCCAAAGAATGGGAAGAAGAAGTAATTCAATCGAATAAAGATATTGAGGAGTTTGGATTCTCAAAAGAATTAATTAAAAAAGACAGTCCAACATTATTCTAATGAAAGACAACTATACATTTCCCTTTATTGACTTATCAGAGCTAACAAGAAAAGACTTTAACAAAAACTTTATTGCTAGATTTTATCCTGATTCAAAAAACACTCATGATAATAGCTTGATTGGGTATGATAAACTAATGAGACTATTCATTACAAAGAATCAGAAGCAGCGAATAATTAAACAAATCATAAATTTGAAGAAGGAGAAATTAGATATTAGATTTAAAAGAGGAGTAAGACTAACAATAATACAACGGTAATAATGAGGAAAATAAGAGTTCATACTGATTTAGAAATATTATCATTTAATGGAGATGCAGGATTTGATTGTTATATTGATAAATCAATAGACATTATGAAGCACAACAAAATAAAATACATATCAACTATTATTCACGATAGCGGAATAGGGGCTGCATTGTATCTGTTAATGCAGCTCGAAGAGTTGGAAATGTATGAGGATTGCGAATATCTTCATAAGGCCATAGAGAGGGTTAAGTGGGAATCAAGGCTAACCAATCTACCTAAGAGGTTCAATTCATATATGTTTAGATTGTATGCCACTCGAATGGGAAGTGTATCGGAGTTCGATATAAATCAGGAATTAGAACAGAATGCAAAAGAGGTAAGAGCTAAAATAAACCTTTATTAATTATTTATTAAAAAACGAAAAATGAAAATATACATAAGCGGACCAATAACAGGAATAGAGGCAACAGCCCCTCAATTATTTAAAGAAGCTGAGGACTTTTTAAAAGCAAAAGGGTATGAAGTAGTCAATCCGATGACTATCAATCACGACCACGACAAGAGCTGGACAAATTACATGAAGACTGATATTATTGCGCTTATGGAATGCGATGGTATTTTTATGTTGGATAATTGGGAGGAGTCTAAAGGGGCTTGCATTGAATATTACCTAGCTATTAAATTGGGTTATAAAATAATTTCTTAATAAAAACGAAAAATGAAAAACCAAAAACTAAACATTGCAATAATAATTATTCTGATAGTGTCTGTATGGCTTACAGGATGTGCAGTGAGTAAAAGTAATAAGGTAGGAGACTTTAACTTTACCAAAGAATTAAACAATTAATTTAATTTAATAAGCAATAAAATGAAAAGAATAAATTTAGTATTAGCAATTTCTTTATTGGTATTCATAGGATGCAGTAAGGAAGAGAATCAAGAGCCTCAAAGAAGCTCAGTAACAACTCAAGAACCAATCAAGGCAAATGAGAAGTTTATCGGAAATTGGATAGATGGTGAGATGTGCGGAACTGCTGCAAACGTAATAATAACTGAGGGCTCAAATGACTCAACAATTATTATTCATGGATCAGTAATAGCTACCGTAAGAGACACTTCATTCTCCGGATGGATGGGAACATTGTTAAATCATGGATACTTGATTAACGGTAACTTAATGTATTGCCAAGAAACTTCATCGGTTAAATGTTGCTCAATATTTTATAAGCAATAAAAAATAAATAAGTTTTTACTTAAATAATTAGGTTTATATGTAAGTTTATGCTTATATTTGTAAAACAAAAGGGGGATATTCCTCATAACAATAAAAATTTTGCACCATGAATTACTCAAAAAAACAAATCGAAAACGCTAAAAAGGCTTACAGCGCAATGTTACAATACAGAACAGTTGAGAGCTACGAGCCTCAATACATTGGAAGAGCAGCAGCAGAACAAAGAAGTGAATACCACAATGGCATTGTAAGCGCAATTAAATCAGGAGATAAAGATTTAGAAAAAGAGTGGAAATTATTCTTCTTAACTGAAGAAGTTAAAGCAGATGCGAAAGAAGCTGCAAGCAAAGCAAAGAAGAATGCTAACAAAGAAGCTTGTGCAGATATCTTATACCCAATTAAAGTAGCTAAGAGAATTGGAGAATTTGGAAAGTGGTTAAACACTTCAGGCAATCCTTTTAGAAAAGAACATTTTTCAAAAAATTATACTCAAAAATCAGTTAACGCATTTTTATCAATATAAATTAAACAACTAAAATTTTGCACCATGAAATATTCAGAAATTAACTTAAAAAAACAAAATTACAACATGAGCTGTAACACTTATGGAATTGGAGAACATTATAAGTCTGTAATGGCTTTGGGCAGAGTTCTACCCACAACAAAAGCACAAGTTAAAGCATTTATTAATATAAGCACTCCTATTAGCGTTTTGAATAGCAAGGATGCTATGGCTATTGAAAAGCTATTAAACAAGCATCAGATGTATGGAACTTATAAGTTTACAAAATCAAAAAATTGGGTTAGACTTCAAAATAATGAGGATTTGATTGTCGCTTTAAAAAAGGAGTACCTTTAATAACCTTCGCAGTTCCGCAAAATCTGCGGAGCTTCCAACGGCTCATATCTTTCAAGGTGTGGGCTTTTGGTGGTAAAATAAATTAAACTTTTACTAAATAAATTAGGTTAGTATATAAGTTTATGCTTATATTTGTGGGGAACAATAAAACAAATAGAAATTATGAAAACTCAAAACAGAATCAACGAATTAAAAGTAAGTGTAAACAATGCTCAAACTGCTACTGCTGACGGTAGACAAGTAATAGCTAATGCATGTAAAGAGCTTTACAGCACAATAGAAGATGCATTATATGAACAATATGGTGCGGCTGCTATGACAGATGCTTATAAAGATTTATGTAATGGAAACTTTGCTGAGCCATTTATGTGCGAGCAGAAGAAAGCTAAATTTGAATTATACTCTTCAATATACATTAATAATGTGTTGCCTAAATTACAAGCGTAATGGAAATGGAAACTTCACAACAAGAAAAAACAAGACTAAAAGAGATAGCAATTAAAAATGCTATCTCTTCTTGGAATAATAAAAAAAACGGAATGTATAGGTCGTTTGAAAAAAAACGATATACTCCCGAATATTGCGAAGAGCAAATCGAATATTTTAAAAACTTAAAACTGTAATGAGCAAAAAAACAACTAAACTAAGCGAAAGCGGATGGATTTACTGCTTTAAAAGAGGCAGTAAATTCGTTTTCCTAAACAGAAAAGATGAGCTTATTAAGAGTTTTAAAACTTATAATGAGGCTGTTACGTTTGCAAATAGCAATATTAACCTAATCAACTAAAGGAAATGACAATCAAACAACTAAAAAAAGAAACAGGCTTATCTAATAAAGATATATCTGGTTTCTTTGATCTAAGCTACGATGCTTATGCCAATAGCACTGCCAAAGGAAGATACGAAAAAGCCCTTTGTAAATTTTATGAGCGAGTAAAAAACGTTGATCAGCGCATTAACAAAATAATGTAATTCTAACGTTTTCCTGAAGTCAGGAAGATGATAATAAACAAACATTGACCACCGAAAAAGAACGGAACTAAAGCTGTTTTATCTGCAGTGTTAGAGTTCTTAATAACCATTATACCCTCATCAATGTAGGTAGCATAAAAACAACCAATATATTTAGAGTAAATTTACAAGGCTAAAAGAACAGCTATGAAAAAGAAAAAGAAAATAAGGAAAATCACTCAAAGGGAGTTGAAGTGGGCTTTAGTGTATGTAAAGACAGGAAACAAATCAGAGGCTTACAGACAAGCTTATTCAAGTGAAAACATGAAGCCTGAGACGTTACAACGTAATACAGTAGCGGTCAGTAATAGGGAACAAGTAATTAACAAGGTTGAGGAACTGAGGCTAACAGCGGCTAATAAAACGATAGTTACATTGGAGGGAGTGTTGAATCGTGTTCATGAAATATCTTTACAGAATAGGAACGATAGAGCCCAGGCGAATAATATACTAATGAAGCATTTAGGCGGCTATGAGGTCCATAACCGACAAAAGGTTGTTGATGATAAGATTGATTTAAGCAGGCTTACTAGGGATGAATTAGCAACTTTGGTTGAGCTCCAAGTTAAAGCAAGAAGGAAAGACTAGAATAAAGTTGGCTCCACCCCGTGCAACTTTGTAACTTTGTGACTTAAAATCAATCACTTACAAAAATAGAAAAAGAATGATAATTGATGAATTTCATACCAATGTGGAACTCTATAAATTGGGGATGTTTAGTTCTATTCAATTTTATGATGCTTATCAGGATTCTATATTCAAATTTCATGCAAAACAAATAGAGGCTTTAGAGAAGCTTAACGACAATCAAACTGTATCAATAGGCTATGGAGGGGCTGCAAGGGGAGGTAAGTCTGCATTGATAGCATTAGCAGCATTGTTTGAGTCTTACGCATTTCCGCAAAGCAGGCAATTGATGGGGAGAAAGGATTTAACGCAATTCAATTCAACGACCATTAAAACTCTTATGAGGGCTTTAGATAATTTTGGCTTCACTAAAGGAACCGACTACAATCACAATAAGCAAAGCAATGAGATAAATTTTTATGAGCCAAATAGCGAGATAGTAATTAAGAATTTACAGCTTAGGCCTTCAGATAAAGATGCAACAGCTTTCGGATCATTAGAGATTTCAAATGCATTCATCGATCAATCTGAAAACATTGAATTAAAGATAATTGAAAAGATAATTGAGCGAGTTGGATCTTATGGTACAATCAAGCATGGAAATATGGGAAAGGTTATGGAAGTGTTTAATCCCTTAAAAACTCACGTACATAAAAGGTTTTGGATGCCATTTAAGAAAGGAACTGAATCAAAAGAGAGCGTATTTATTAGGGCTTTGCCGTCAGATAATCCTAGTCCTGAAGCAAAGAGATGGATTGAAGAGAAAGAATTAGCCTATCAAGCCGGGTTGATGCGAGAGGTTGAGTATCAAAAGCAAGTAAAGGGGGATTTTGATTATGATGACGATGCAAATACTTTAATTTCTTACGATGCAATCATGGATTACTTCAACGGTCAACACATAAAGCCAACCGGAGAGAGATTTTTAACCATTGATCCTGCAAGATTAGGCAAGGATAATTCTGTATTCAGAGTATGGGATGGGTGGGTATGTATTGCAAGATTTGTAATGGAGATAAGCAAAGTTTATCAAGTTGTTGAGAAAGCAAAGAGGATTCAAGAAAAGTATGGAATAACAAACTCAAAAACGGTAGTTGATTCTGATGGAGTCGGAGGGGGAGTAGAGGATTATCTAGGTTGTCTAGGTTTTGTTAATAATTCACGACCGGTAAACGGAGAGGAATTTAAGAATTTAAAGAGCCAATGCTATATCAAGATGGCTGATAAGATTCAAAAGAGGCAAGTAGTTGAGCTTAGCACTAAATCAGACGTTATTGAAATCACAACTGAGGAGATGCAAATGGTTAAGATGAAGGACCTCGACTCAGAGGGAAAGCAGGAAGTAATAAGAAAGAAAGACGTTAAGAATGCCATTGGACGTTCTCCGGATGAATGGGATTCGATAATGTTACGTTATTACTTTGAATTGCATGAGGATATTTATTTTTCTTGATTAAAAGATTAATAAGTAAGTATAATTAGTATATTTGCCACGTCAAGTTATTTAAGAAAACAAAATTAGCACAATGAGAACAATAAAATCAAGCATATTAAAGGCTCTATTGAGCAGATTCTATTTAATAGAAGAACTTTATACTCAAGAAAATTGGGCCATAGTAGATAGTATCTTCATTCCATCAGAGGATAAAATGGTAGAGGCCGTGCCTGAAGCAAGAGAATTGGCCATAAAATATTCAATAAGAATAATTAACAGAAAGTTAATAGATTATGAGATTAGCATCATTGATGAAAATGGAAGATTGAAATTAACTAAGACTCAAAAATTATTAGTTGACGCTGAAATTGAACAAGAGATTAGATTTATGTTGAAATGAAACACGGCTCATTATTTAGCGGAATAGGTGGCTTTGATTTAGCAGCTCAATGGATGGGATGGGAAAATGTATTCCATTGCGAATGGAATGAGTTTGGACAAAAAGTATTAAAACATTACTGGCCTAAAGCAATAAGTTATGAAGACATCACAAAAACAGATTTCACTATTCACAGAGGAAAAATTGACATCCTCACCGGAGGTTTTCCCTGCCAACCCTACAGTACAGCAGGCAAAAGAAAGGGCAAAGAAGATGAGAGACATCTCTGGCCTGAAATGCTTAGGGCAATTAGAGAGATTAAGCCCCGGTACATCGTGGGCGAAAACGTTTCTGGGTTACTTAGTTGGTCAGGGGGATTGGTTTTCAACGAGGTGCAAGCTGACTTGGAAAATGAAGGGTACAAAGTACAACCGTGTGTACTTCCAGCTGCAAGTGTCAACGCGCCCCACAAAAGAGACAGAGTTTGGTTTGTTGCTTTCAACTCCAAGTGCAACGCCAGCAGCAAACATAACTCAAGAAAGAGCAAAGGAACTAGGTTGGAAATGGAGGGGAACGAGTTGGGAAGATGCCAAAGGAGTGCAAAAGAACACGAATTTAATACATCAAATACAAATGGGGATGCTTCCTTCTCCTGTTGCGAGCGATGCAACAACGGGAGCAATAATAGGCAAGAACGACAAGTTTGTGATAACGAAAACAGGAATGCCGAGGAAGATAAATCAAAAAGGAACGGACGGAAGTGTCGGATTGGCGAGGTTGGGGAAACTTGGGATGTTGCCGACACCGACAGCACAATGCTCAAAAGGCGGAAGGAAAGGAACGAACCCCAGGAAAGGTGTAAACCCATTAACCAACAATTTAGGCGATACGATAAATTTTATAAATCAAACTTCAAAAAGTTCCCATCTCAAACCCCAATTTGTGATGGAGATGATGGGCTTTCCTCCCGATTGGACTCTATTACCTTTCCTAAATGGAGAACCGAAAGCGTCAAAGGAGGTGGAAACGCAATAGTTCCCCAAGTTGCTTTACAAATATTCAAGGCATTAGAACAATTAGAATTGAATGAAAATTAAATATTGAAATAAAAAAGATTATTTTTGTTGAAACAAAACAGAAATACTTTGCTCGATTTAATCAAGAAAGGCCTTAATTATATTAATCCATCTAGGAACTCTGAGCTATTCAAATATTTTTCCACTTCATTCCTTTGGGGCAAATCAGATCAATCTAGTTATGTTAATGAAGGTTTCAGTTTAAACACTTATGTTTATTCAATAGTCAATCGAATTTGTGAAACTGCCTCAGATATTCCAATTAAATTATTCAAGATAGATTCATCCGGAGATAAGGAGGAGATAACATCAGGAGAAATCTTTGATTTTATTCACCGGCCTAATGAAGATATGAGCTATAAGGACTTCACTCACGAAGCCTTAGCCTATAAGTTAATATCTGGCAACACTATCCAATACAGATTGATTCCAATAGGCTTTAAAACGCCTACAAAGAGATACAATTTAGCTACTCAATATCTTCAAGTAGATTCTAAGGAAACATTTAAAGGCTATCAGCCCACATTATTTAGATATAAATTTGGAAAAAGTGAGTATAAATATAGTCCTGAAGAGGTTGTTCACATAAAATCATTCAATCCGGACAAATCGGACAAGCATTGTATGGGTATGAGTCCACTACAAGCAGGAGCTAGAACAGTTGATGCATCTAATCAGATAATCACAGCGGATGCCTCAATGATTAAAAATAGGGGCGCAATGGGAATGATCTCAAGCAGTCGAGAGAAGCCATTGACAGCTGAGGAAAAGAAATGGGCGGATGAAGCAGTAAAGAGAAGAATTGGAGGGGCTGATAAATTCGGTTCAATAGGAGTAACCTCTGGAGACTTTAAATTTATTCCGTTCAACATGAGTCCAACGGATTTAAAGATATTGGAGAGCGGCGTAATGAAGCTTAGGGATATATGTTCAATATATGGGGCAAAATCGAGAATGTTCAACGATCCAACAGGAGCGAGCTACAATAACAACTTACAGGATACTAAAGATTTTTATGTAAACGCAGTAATTCCACCGCTTGAGAAGGAAATAGAAAGTTTAAATCACAATTACATTAGACTATTCTCTGAGAGGGATAATGTTCAGTATGTTGTTGAGCTTGATAAAGAAGCAATTGAGGCACTTCAAGAGGATCAAGCAAAGGCAATGATTAAAAATCGAAACAGAAGCCAAATAATCAGAGACATATTAATAGGAATTGGTAGAGATTGGACTGAAGAAAGCGCAATGTATCAGTTGATGGATGCATTAGATATGAGCGAGGATGAAGCAAGAAAATTAATTGATAAAAGAATTGAAAATGGAAACGACGGAAGCGAAGATTAGCAAATACTTTGGGGTCAAAACAGCGAGTTATCAAAGCTCTGTTAAAGAGATAAATGATTCTGAAAGAACAATTAAAGCAATTGCCAACACATATTTTTACATAGACTCTGATCAAGATATGTTGATTCCGGGCTGTTCAAAGAAATCAATAGCTGATAGGGGCCCTTTATCAAGTGCGGTTGCAAAGATAAAGCATCAAGCTGACCACGATTTGAATACTAAAAATGCAGTTGGAAGGATTACAGTATTAGATGAGAGAAAATACGAGGGCAATGATGTATTGTACTTTGAGTCTTATATTCCTGACACGATGAAAGGGGATAATGATTTGGGCAACTATCAAGAGGGATTGTTTGATAACCATTCAATTGGGTTCAGATACAAGCAGCTTGAATTAGCTGAGAGAGATTCACAAGAGGCCGAATGGGCTGCAAATTGGGCTAAGTATTATCCATTGGCATTAAATCCTGAAGAGGCCGATAAGCACGGATACTTCTATATAGTAAAAGAAATTGAATTGTTTGAGATTAGCGTTGTAAGTTTTGGGATGAACACATTAACTCCATATCTAGGCAGCAAATCGAAAAACAAAAACAAAAATATAATTAAGGATTCTTTAGATAGAATTGACCTTATAAAGGCGCAACTTAAATCCTCTCTTGACAAAAAGGTTAGAAAAGAGGTAGATTTGCAAGTGTTACAGCTAAAGCAAATCTTATCAGAATTGGAAATCAAAGAGCCCTCAAAAAAGACTACTCAACATGCAAAGGAGTCAGGAACTAAAGAGACTAAGAAAGGACCAATTACAATTAATTCATTAAGTAAATTCATTTAAAACTAAAAAAAGTGAAAAATCTATTATTAAAATCGAGAGGAATATTAAGCCTAGTGGCTTTTTTTCTGGTTGCTGCGATGGCAACAGTATTATTTACAGATCAAATGAACGATCTGGCTCAATTGGCATATCAATCAATTACATTGGATACCTTAAAGGACTTTGTTCCTTCAAGCTTCTCAATGGGAGGAGTTGGAATGGCAATGGCAGGATTAGCGGTAATTAAAACAAGCGATAA